TGCATATCCTTTTCAAGAACATTAACCCTCGCTGGAATTAAATCTGTGTGCTCAGGCATTAAGAACATCCGCTGTTAAGTTGAATTGCCGCAATTATAGCACCTCACTTGCTTAGAATCTTTCCAAGTAAGCCCGAACCGCTGATTTCCTTTGTGATCTTTTCCGCACTGCGGCCAATGACATAGCCGCCAAGGCCCAGCTTGATCAGGCCGAACAAAGATAGTACCGCTTCTTCTGACAGGTTTTCAGGTGTGTATCCGAACCAATATGCGCCCACAAGAAAGCTGAACCAGATCATAGTTAACGGTCGCCAGTTACGCTGTAGCCATGACTCGCCGGTTGCTTCCGCCTGTACAGCCTGGCCGCGCACTTCGAGGCGAGTCTGCTCCAGCTGTGCTTCGATCTGCCGGATCTTAATAGCAGCTTGCGGATCCGTCTTGATTGCGTTTGCCACGGCGTCAGGCGTGTTGTCTACACCCAGGGCAGAGGCCAGCATTGACCCAACTGCGCCACCAGCAGGCCCGGCAAGCATTGACCCCGCCATGGGTGCAACAGAGCCTACAACGTCTTTTATCTTATCCCATGCGCTCATAGTCAGCCCGCCTTCAGCGACTGAACAGCCGCGATTAAACTTGTGTACTTGCCGGCAACGCGCCCCCATGTTGCAGGCGAGCCCATTAACTCATTGGGCCTGACGCCTAAGTGAAACATGACCTGCTCTTGGCCTTGGTTGTTACGGGTGTCCGAGTAGACGCCAATGCCAGTAAAACCAATCCCCTCAGCTTCATACACCACGGCCTCAGCCTGCGCCCGGTTATAGACTCCGCTGACAAAACAATCAACAGCCAGCACTTCGCCCCACTCATCAATGTTGTGCTCTGACATCTTGCCCACGCCAAGGTTGCGGCCAAGGGCGTACTCGCTGCCTGAGATCTCGATGGCGCTGCCCAGTCTAAAGCGCAGCACGTCAAGCATGGTGACTAAGCGCGGGCTCATGTCGTCCGCCCAGTCTCTGAACTCTTCTGCGGAGAAGTGCTGTGCATAAATCATGGCCACACAACCTCGCTCAAATCGGTCAAGGTGCCCGCGATAATCTTCTCGGCATACTCGCCCTCTATTGCTATCAGGGCCGCCCTGCGCTCTCCTATGGCTTGGTAAGCGTCAACCACATCAGACAGCAAGTGGCCGGCGTGGAACACATCGTCAGAGTCTTTCCAGGTCGGGAACTCGGTCAGGCCCGCGTCTTCAAGATACGTAATTGCCTCTTGCAGCGTTTGGCGGTTGCCGGGGTCGCCTGCGTAGCGGATGCCGTTGATAACTACGCCTTGGCGCTCCTGCTCTTTGCGCTGTTGCGTTAGCTGGGTAATCAACGCCTGACTAATCTCAGCCTGTGTCGCATTAACGGGCAATGTAGGTAGAGCAATCGGGTCAAAGTCTGCACGAGTTAAGCCAAAGCGTTCAATCGTCTCGTTGTTTTCATCCGCAACCCATTTCTGGGTAACTTCATCTTTACGGACTGTAAACAACGACCCTCTAAGGGTTGCAATAAACTGCTCGTATTCAGAAGTGCCAGCAATCGCGTTTAAATCTTCTTGTGTATTGATTATCATTTAATCCTCCAGATTAAGGCTATGTTATGCATTTAGGGCCACTCGCTTTCGCTCGCTAATCAAGTTGAAGGTGGTCACAGACGAGACGCATCCCGACGCTGAAGGTGTACGAGCCCGACGCCGAGTCGCCCCAGTCCGAGAAACGAGAACCAGCATTGACACCGTTGTTCCAGAAGCCACCAAGTAGCGAAACATTTGGTGCATTGTACTCTGACCCAAACCCGTCGGTATTTGCGTTCCAGCCACCCGTTGAATAATTTCCACCTCTATCTTGCGCCCAAATTCGTAAGTTACCGGTGGCTTGCATAACCCCCCAACGTGATGTCCTAGGTGCATCTAAGCCGGTTGTACCTGGATCAGAACCCGCGTCAGTAGCTTCCGTGACGCCGTACATCGCTGTCATAAACTGAGGCTGGGTAAATGCTTTCTTGCCCATCGCTGTTGCGATAGACATTGCTTCAAACCACGTTAGAGATCCGTAAGTCGTAGAGCCATTACCACCTAAAGTTGCAGGGATAACCGGAGGACTAGAGCCATCTGCAATTGTTTCGTTATATTTTGATGTTCCATTCACATCGGGGTTAGTGTTTAACAAGTAAATATCTGACCAGAACCCGCCCGCAACCAAAGTCATGCCGCGAGGGTCATCCGTACTGGGTCGATAGTTTAAATCCCAAAATGAGTACTCGTTGATTTGTGGGGTAGAGTTTCCGCCAGCTTGAGCAAAAGCATTGCTGCCGGGTGCATAGTGGAAGCCACCGATCTTACGCGCGTCAGTTGCGGGTGGTGATGTAAAGCTGGTGGTTGCTTGTAGTGAGCCGTCTGTTTTCAGCCATACTGCGTAGTCAGTGCCAGTGGTCGCTATTGGCATCGTGATAGCTGTGCCTGACGCGATAGTTAATACTGAGCCTCCTGCTTCTGCATAAAAATCTTGGCTCGTGTCTACTGTAAAATTGCCCGTCTTTGTAAATAAAACGGTTGAGGAGTTTGATTTTCTAAAGAGCTTGGCAGTGTCTTTAAATGACACAATAGGATCGCCACCGACTTGTGGCATGAGCGTGAAGTTTGCGTCAGCGCCGCCGGATAGCTTTGCGCGGTTTAGTATGTCTGACGTGTTGTCGTTCGCCTTCTGCTGAGCCGCCAGTAACGCTGCCATCCACTCGGCAGCTGTCCGCGTGTCAACCGTCTGGTCCGCGGTGATATCGAATTGATTCGGGTCGCCAAAGGCAGCCGCTTTTTGCGCGTAGTGGAACGCAGAATATAGGCCAGAACTAACCTCGGTATCTTCGGCTTCGCTTGCCCACTTCTCAGCCAGGGCTTCGGAGGCCAAGGAGGCAGATGCTGAGATGCTGGCCGCGCTGCGGTCCTGTGCCGTAGCTGTTGCATCTTGCCCTGTGGCTACTCTATCTTCGGCTGCTGCAATTTCACTGTCGGCGGCATTGCTTTCGGCTAACTCTGCGGCCTGCTTGGCCGCTTCCACGTCCGACACGTTGATTGCCATATCCAGATTCGTGGTGGCAAAGGTCGCCCCGGAGGTATAACCCAGAGTCACCACGTACAGGTTCTTACTGGTGGGGTCGCGCAGAACGTCGTTGAGGAAATAGTCAGTGGTCGCGGCCCAGTCGCCCCGGTAATTAAAGCCGGAGGTCAGTGCCAGATTGCCGTCTGAATCAAAGCCCAGCACCTTGCGCCGACGCTGCAACGGCGTGGCGTCAAACTCCTGACTTAGCATGCCTTCCTCGAAAGGAAACTTCAGGGCGCGACGGGTGTCCTTCTCGACCTCTTCCAAACCCGTCTGAACCTGGTCGAACTTATCTTCGACTGCACTTGCCTCGACGGTGGTGCCTGGCTGAAAGCGCTGGCCAGCGTCGGAGTTGTCGTAATACGTATCAGCCACGGCGGTTTCTCCTTATAGCGAAACTCAAGTCATACCCCAGCAGCTCATGCGGCTGATTGGTGGACTCTGAATAGATGGCGAAGTTGATCGAGGTGCCGGTACCGGTAATATCCAGCGGCTCTTGGCCAAGAAACGGCACGGACCACTGAAGCTCATCCCAGTTGGCGGTGTCCCAGAGTCCTCCCCCGAGCATGAAATTGATCGGCTGCCTTCGCGGTGCAGCGGTTTCAGTGCCGCCATAGTCGAAATCCGGCAAGACCCAAATGCTGGCGTTGCTGCCGGAGCGCACATCGAAAAAAGCCCGGCGGAAACGCTTTCGGGTGGATGGAGACTTGAGGTCGGTATACGCCAGCGTCAGAAAGGCGCGAATGGGCTGACCGTTAAAGCTGTTGCCGCTGTCCAGTCGATACACCAGGCCCTTGTCGTCGCCAAACATCAGGAACTCTTCCCCGCTGGACAGCTCGGAGCTGTGACACACGGCCACCTGATCTGGAAACCGGACTTGCCCAATCCCGGTCGGGCTCACATACAGTCCGCTGCCGTCGTCAAAGAAGACGCGGTATTGCGCCTTGGTCCTTGAGATGCTACTGGCCACCACTCGGTTGGCCAGTTCGTTGTCTGAGAACAGCGGCTCCACCGCCGCACCTGGCTGCAGCGCGGTAAAGTCCCCGAACTCTTGTGCCGCCCGCAAAGTGGTGACCCCGCGCTCGGTAACAAAGTACGGCATAAGTAGCGATTGTGCGGAATAGCTGCGACAACCCACGCCTGGAATGGTGACCTCCAGTTCAAAATTCGGCGCGCTGGTGCCTCTGAGCAACTGCACGCTGTCCCGCGTGAGCACATGAAGAACCCCGCCGACGCCGCGAATAATGCCGGTTAATCGCTGGCCTACGCCAATCTCGCCAGCACCGCCGGTGGATGCGTCATAGTTGGCCGGATCGCCAATGCCGGAGAACTGCAGGCTGCCTTTCGGGAAGCCCAGAAACAGGTGGTTCTGGTGCAGGGCGATCATTGTGGCGCCGGCTGGTGCGTCGGCAAGAATGGTCAGGGAACCGTCCTGCGCCAGCTCAAACGGCTTTGCGCCGCCCACGCCATACAGGCGTTGCCCGCATCGGTGGCGTAGGGGTTGCCCTCATCGAACTCATGCCGGTTTGGTGATAGCTCGCCGCCCGTGCCGATTACCTCCCAAGTGGCACCGACCAGACTCAACCTGTAAAGGGTAGCCGTGCCGGCGGTAGCGTCTTCGCGAATGGCGTATTTCCGGTCGTAGAACGTGGCCACACCAAGGACAGGCCCTTGCCCCGGTACTTCCGGCCCCATCTGCGCATAGCCCTTAACGCTTCGGTATCCGCCGTTCACCGGCGTCTCATAATTCACGCACGCGAGCGCAGCGCCGGGCGCCATCTGCCGGGTAGGCGTAATCAGATCAAGGCCGCCGCCGAGTTTGATGTATGCAGATCGACTCACGCTAAAGGCCCTCCGGGCGTCATGGGCGGCAGCTCCATCGCCACCATTTCTTGAAGGATTCCGGCCTCGCCGGAGCGGGCAGCCTGAACCACCTCTGGGGCGTTCTCGTACAATCCGTAATACAGCATGGCGCGGTAGACGATCACCATATGGTAGCGATCAGGGAGTCGCGGCGCATCGCCGCCTTCAATCAATGCCTGCGGCGTTCGCCAGTATTCAAAGGTGACTTGCCCGTCCTGGTCCGGCGATGAGTCCAACACAAGGACTCCATCGGGCCTTTGCGTGATGAACCTTGGGTAGGTGTCGCTGTCCTGTACGTCGTGCTTGCGGAACTCAGCCCAGCGCTGGGCCAGCAGCGTTCTGTCATTGCACTTTAAAGTGGCCTTGTCCCACGTGCCCAGGTCAGCCGGCGGTGAATAAGTCCGAAGGCCGATTTCGACCGGTACGCTGGCTTCAGCCCACGTAAAGCGCCAACTGTGCCGGCTCAACTGAATTTCCAGCCAGGCTTGCGGCACCCAGCTTACAAAGCGAGCGTATTCGCCATGTTGAGCACTCACGCTGGCAGGGCCTGAGCCGGCAGCGCCCACTTCCTGGCGCAAGCGCTGACAAAGCTCCAGAAAGGTCATCAGTTAAGCCTCGCCAGTGACTTCACGCAGGATTTGAAACGGATAACTCTGGACTTCCGTCATATTCATCTCTGAGTCGTAATGTCGCTGAACGGCAGATTCCAGTACGCCAACAATCGACTTCGACACAATGACCTTTTCGCCGC